AGGAAACACAGTAATAGACAACGGAGCAAATAACTAATGGCATATCTTGGACGACAACCCATCATTGGAAATTATCAGGTACTAGACGCACTTACAGCTAGTGCTACAGATACCTATGCACTAACTAAAGGTGGTGTTGCAGTATTTCCACAAACTCCAGCGAATTGCATAGTATCGTTAAACGGAGTTATTCAAGCACCTTTTGATTCTTATACTATATCAGGTTCTAATATTGTATTTGCTTCTGCCTTAACTGGTTCTGATAGCATAGACTTTATCACAGTACTTGGAGATGTATTAAATGTAGGTACGGTATCTGATGGTACGATTACAGATGCCAAAACAGCTTTTACTGCACCAACAATAACTAGACTTACATCAGGCACAGGAACTTATACTTTACCTTCAGGAGTTAAATACATCATTGTAGAAATGGCAGGTGCTGGAGGAGGAGGATCTGGTGGAGGTACTGGAAGTTGGGGTGCTGGAAGTAATGGTGGAAATACTACTTTTGGAACAGTAGCCTTAGGTAATGGAGGAACTGGTGGATCAACTCCTTGGAGTGGTGCTGGTGGAACAGGAGGTTCTGTAACTTTAGGTGCAGGAGGAACTCAAATATATAATAGTGTTGGAGGTAGAGGAGGTGGTTCTAGTGTTTTTCCTGATATATATAGTTTTGGATTAACAGGTATGGGTGGACAAAATCCTCTTGGAGGAGGAGCACCAAGTGTTACTTATATTGGTGGTGGATTAACTGGAATAACTAATTCAGGTGGAGGAGGATCTGGAGGTGGAGGAGGAACTTCAAACGCAGCTTATACAGGAACTGGTGGTGGAGCTGGTGGATATATGAAATTTTTAATCTCTAGTCCTAGTGCAAGTTATGCTTATGCAGTAGGTGCTGGTGGAGCTGGTGGTTCTGCTGGAACAGGCTCTAATGCACAAGCTGGTGGTGCAGGTGGTTCAGGAGTAATTATTATACAGGAGTTTTATGTTTAGACACGCAATTATAAATACAACAACAAATTTAGTAGAAAATATTGTTGAGTATGAAGAAATTAAAAGTGGAGTGCCTTCAGGATTTGCAAATCATTATATTTGTGTAGCAAGTGAAGATGCTGAAATGGGTGCTACTTACAATCAAGACAGAACATTTACTAATCCTCCAGTAAAAAAAGGAATAGATATTTATAATATAGGAGTTTAATATGGCTTTAGCTTCGTTCTACTTCGCTAAAGAAATGAAAGGTTTCTCATGGCACTAATTTCTGTTTCTAATAACGCCTTACAAAATATAACGGTAATACCAGCTTCTGTAGCTAGTGGTGCTTTAGTATTATTATCTACCCAAACTGCAAGTAGTTCAGCTTCTATTAGCTTTACATCAGGAATAGATAGTACTTATGATTCCTATGTGTTTAAGTTTATAGATATAAATCCAGCGACAGATAATGTTGATTTTACTTTTAATGGTTCAACAGATGGTGGTTCAAATTACAATATAACTAAAACGACTACATTTTTTAATGCATACCATGATGAAGCTGATACAGGTACAGCATTAACATATCAAGGTGGTAATGACCAAGCACAATCTACAGCATTTACAATTATAGCAACAGCAGTTGGAAATGGTGCTGATGAAAGTGTTAGTGGAACTACTCAACTTTTTAATCCATCAAGTTCAGTTTTTGTAAAGCACTTTATATCAAATGTTACTAAAAATAGTTACAATGATTATTGTATAAATGATTATTCTGCTGGATATTTTAACACCACTTCTGCTATTGATGCGGTTCAGTTCAAAATGAGTTCAGGCAACTTTGACGGTATAATCAAAATGTATGGAGTGAAATAATGCCTTTACTGTATCACAACAATAACTCCATCTCTAATGTTACTAGCTTCGCACAAGTACCTAGTGGAAGTCCTGTATTATTATCTACGGCTACTGCATCAGGTTCAGCTTCAATTAGCTTCACAAGCGGTATTGATAGCACCTATGATTCCTATGTGTTTAAGTTTATAAACATACACCCAGCTACTGATAATGTTAGTTTTACTTTTAATATGAGTACAGATGGTGGAAGTAATTACAATGTAGTAAAAACAACAACATCTTTTCCAGCAAACCATGAAGAAAATGATGGTGCTTATAATTTTGGTTATCAAGATTTTGATTTAGCACAGAGTACGTCTTATCAAATTTTAGCAAGATTAGTTGGTACTGAAACAGACGACAATGTAAGTGGTTCTATGACTTTATTTAATCCTAGTTCAACCACTTTTGTAAAACATTTTATATCCACTACAAACAATGTTTTAAGTATATCTCCACCATATTCTGAAGAAATGTTTATAGCTGGTTATGGAAATACCACTTCAGCTATTAATGCTATACGTTTTCAAATGTCATCAGGAAACATAGACGCTGGAACAATTAAAATGTATGGGATAAAAGCATAATGGCACTAACTAAATTAAATAATAAAGCTGTAGCAAATGTAACTTCTATACCAGTTGCTCTAGGAGATATGGTATTCATATCTAGTGCTACTGCTTCATCTTCCGCTAGCATAGAATTTTCATTGGGGAATTATAAGGAGTATAAGTTTTTCTTTGTGAATATGCACCCAAGTGTAGATGGTGCTGAATTTCAATTTAATTTATCTACTGATTCAGGAAGCAACTACAATGTTGTTAAAACATCTTCTGCTTTTAATGTGATGCATGGAGAGGATGGTAATAATGGCTCACTAAATTATGATGCAAATGCTGATTTGGCACAATCTACTGCTGACCAACCAATATCAGGAAGTCCAAGAATAGGTAATGGCAATGATGAATCTGCTTCAGGAACTTTAACTTTGTTTAATCCTTCATCTACCACTTATGTAAAACATTTTGTTTCTTCATTTAATTGTGTTTTTTTATTAGATAGGTCTATAAATGCTTTTGTTGGCGGTTACGCAAATACTACCAGTCCTATAACAAACATAAGGTTTAAGATGCTTTCAGGCAATATAGACGCTGGTAAGATATTGATGTTTGGAATTAACTAATATATAGGAGAACATATGGAACATAAAATAGTAAATGGTATTCAAGTACCTTTAACCGCAGAAGAAATAGCACAAAGACAAGCTGATGAAGCTAATTGGACTGCTGGTGCTTTTGATCGTGCTATGAATGATTTAAGACAAAAAAGAAATGCTTTGTTATCTGCTACTGATTACACAGTACTACAAGATAGCACATTTACAGATGCACAAGTTGCTGAATGGGTTGTTTATAGACAAGCACTAAGAGATATTACGAATGGCTTAACAACAAAAGATGAGGTGGAAGCAGTAGTGTTTCCTACTAAACCATAATTAAATGCCTAAGCAATCTCCTACAGAAGTAAAATTGGAATTTATTTGTAGAGAGATTAAAGAACTAAAAGAAGAACAAAAGCAACTACGAGCTGATATTAATAAAGGCAAAGGTGCTATTTGGTTATTGATTGCTATTTCTGGTATTATTGCTGCTGGACTTTCTTATTTTAAAAACTAGTACTTGACATATATTGCGTTGCAACATATATGCACGCATATGATACCCTATAATCAAGATGAAATGGAGTGGTTAAGTTATGTTCAATAATCCTTTTAAGTTTCCAACTTATTCTGAATGGAAAGAATCTGTAGAAAAGATCAATGCAGATGTAATGAAGTTCTGGAAAGATTGGTACGAAGACGTAAAGAAAACTTTAGACAAATAGTTTTATTCTGTCATACTTATTAGTATGAAGTTTATGCTAGTCATGTATGTTTGTTCTGTAGTTGCTGGACAATGCGGAGATGGAATTACAGATCCTGTGGTTTACCCAACGCATAAAGATTGTGCGATAGCTGGTTATACTAAATCCTTAGAAGTTATTACAGATATGGAAGATAAGGATGTCAATACAAATAAGCTATTCTTTTCCTTTACTTGTACACAAGCTAATTATAGCTAACAATATCTAGTAGTATCTATTTACACCTATACCACATATAGCTATACAACCCTATAGTGTTATGGGTATTAATGACAAACATAATAAAGGTATTATATCAGAATTGGTCGCTCTTACCTACCTTGCTAAACTTCCTGATACTATTGTATTTCAAGCTATTCATGGTGTTGGTCCAGTA